GCCACCGCCGCCATTATGCACCTTAATACCATTAGCAATATAAGAATGATAATGAGATACCTTAAAGTTATAAACTTCGTCAGTTTTTAGAAACTCAATAGAAAAAATCTCAGATAATTCATTATTATCTGTTAATAATTTATCACCTATGTTAAAATCTTTTAGCTCTTGATAGTCTCCATCTTCCTTTAAAACCCAGTGATTAGGAGTTATATCTAAATACCCATACTCATGGGTTACTCGATAAATTTCATCTACAGGATGATAAAATGTCTCAGTTACGGAAGAAAGAATTAACTCACCTATCTCATCAAATGCCCATACCTTATCTCCTACTTCAATATCTGAAATAGGTTTTTGATAGCTATCACACGCAATAAGGGTGTCTGCAGAAAAGCAACCTCCACCGCCGCCTCCGCCTTCAATTAAAGGTACCGCTGTATCATCAATATAGATAATTGTCATTATAAAGTGTCTACCTTTTAACCAGTTCTAAGAATTTCGTTAGATTTCGAATAGAATAAGTCTCTTACATAAATAGTATCAGATATCCCGTGAGTCATTGTTTCTACATGCCCACTAAGCATTTGCCCTGCAACTCTAGGCATACCATAAACAATAGGTATTTTAGCATTAGGATCTGTGGTGTTTTCTAGTGCATCAAACATATCATTATTTCTTCTTTGTTGTTCTTCTGCGCTAGCTCTATTAGTTGTTTTAGGAGTTGCCTGCAACGCTTGCATCAGCCCTGATATCGCCATCGAAATACCCAGTTTTACAATAAAAGCCTGTACTCCTGCTGCAGTAGCTCCTGGAATTGCACCAGCAAGTGCAGGAGCTATATAGGGTGCAGCAATTATTACAGCTACTGCTATTAAAATCATTATAAACCCACCTTTTTTACCTCCAGAACCCCCAATAACTGGAACCAAAGTAAATTCTTCACCTTTAATTTTATTAAGCTCAAATTCTTGTTTAGTAATGCATTTTCCACTAGAGTTAATAAGAGTTAAATTTTCTTTAAATAAACTTCCATTTAAGATTTGATTAATATATTTTCGTAATTTGGGAAATAGTACTACAAGAGCATCTTTAATATCAGAAAGCTTATTAACATCTATTTGATGAGAGGTGACTCCAGTATAAGAAATTAATACTGGATGAAAATTTATAGTTACTAACATTCTAAACTTTCCTTTGTAAAATTTCTAAAGCGAAGATAATTAAGTTCGTCTAACCAATATTCATAAAAATTACCACTATGACTCCCTACAACGAACTTATATTGAGAAAAAATAGCAGAATCTTTGTCCGCCTCGCTAGGTAAATCGTCGTGATATTTTGTATGGCTGTGAAAAATACCCCAACAGTCATTTCCATATTTTAATAAGGCTATAGGATCTAAAACAAATGTTTCTTTAGGGAGGGAACTTATATTATCACAAGGTACATAATCAAAATCTTTAGTAATAATTCCACAGCATTCTACTTCTGGATTTTTTAACATATGATTTTTAAATCTATCAATTAAGCTTTCATACCTATCCATCTATTTATCCCCATCGTATATTGTTTATAGTAGTTTCCGTATACCGCTATATGCGACTTATGATTTTGAAATATATGTAGTATTTTACTATTTCCTATATATAAACCACAATGATTAGTAATTGTAGAAGAACCAATAGTCATAGTTATAACATCAAATTCTTTAGGACTATTAACTAACTGCCATCCATAATCTTTAGAAGATGCTTTTTTAATGCTGTCTTCATGAATTTGCTGATACCAGTAATCGTCTACTATATTACACCAGTCTCTAGTAGTATAGGGTATTTCTATTTCAAGTTCTTGTTTATAAATATACTTAACTAAATTAAAACAATCTATTCCAGTATTAGGGTCTAATCCTAAATGTTTAAAAGGAAGCCCTACGTATTTATCCCATTCCACCGCCATATACTTGCTATTTGATCTCTCCAATCTTGATTTAATACCTCAATTAAAGAACTTTTTCCTTCCGGTAAGTGAATAAATCTATTAGCCTCTATATATAAACCAAAATGAGTTGGTATTAAACGACCTGATTTAAATATTATTACATCATATTCTTGCAACTCTGTCAAGTAAACTTTTATAGCAACAGTAGTTGCCCAATCTTCAAGTGTCTGAACGGATAAGCGCTTCATCCAACCTCTTCCATCTTTTGGCTTACCACCTGGAAGACCTAAAGGTTCCCACAAACTTTCAAAAACATTAGAATTAAGCTCATTTTTATAGATGGAATCTATAAGCGTAATACAGTTGTTTTCTAAGTAATTATGCTTAATTCCTATATATTTAATATATTTTGATGCTATCATACCAATCAGCTAATTGAGGAACTACAGCAGTAAAATTTTCATTCCTACTTCTATCTAATAAACTTATATTTTTTTTAAACGTTTTCTGAAGTATTTCAGCATCAGGATTTTCTCCCATCATATATCTTAACCAATCAGATATATGATTTATCTCATAAACTGTTAACTTATGCTTATTTTCTTTTATAAATTGTTTATAAAAACTTAAAATCTTTTGTTTTTCTTCTTTAGGCAGTATTTGTAAAGATATAGAAGGAGGACTAACTAAAGTAGTACCAAATAAAGAAATACTTTTTTTCTTAGCCCATAAAAGTAAATCTGGCATAGAGTATATTGTAAAAATAGAAACCACGGAACTTATAGTTGTTATATAAGGCAACATTCTATCTACATTACTTTCAAAATCTTTCCAAATTAGTTCTTTTCTAACATACTCACAAACATCTTTGTAACCGTCACAACTAACCCATAGTTTTATTTCTTTAAAATGATTCCATAAATCTACTAATTTATAATTTTTAAAATTTAATATAGATAAATTAGTATTATATTGTAAAGTTATGTCTGTTTTATTTTTACTAATTAGATATTCTAAAATTTTATAGTGTTGTTCTAATACTAAAGGCTCTCCTCCAGCAAAATATATAACTTCTAAATTAGAATAAATTAAATCTAGTCCTTCCCAAAAAACTTTTGTATCCCAATACTCTAGCTTTTTTCCCTCAATATTAAAAAGTAGTTTTGCTTCTTTAATCCAAGAAGTACTAGAATAAGTTCCACAAGTTCTGCATCTAAAATTACAAGTATTGCCTAGTCTAAAATCTATATAAACTGGAAGTGGAGGAGTGAGAGTTTCTTGAAGGTATTCTTTGTGTTTCCAATAATTATTAGCGTTATTCTTTGGATTTTCATACACACCAAGCTCTTCTTTTCGGAAACACGCATCGTAGCATTGAGGAGGGATTTTATCATCTAGAAAAGTTTGGCGTAATGACTTATACTCTTCTCCGTGCCAAACATCAAGTATTGTTTGCTGACTAGTTCCTAAAGAGTATTGGTCACCAAAAGTATCTGAAAAACAACAAGCTTTGTATTGACCTTTCATATTACCATGAAGATGAATCCAAGGAAGTATACAACCTTTTATTGCCATTATTGCTTTGGAACCACTCTTCCTGTACCAGGAAAGGCTCCAAAGTGTACTGTATTATTTCTTACTCTACAAGCTTGATACGATTTTGCACATTCATCTTCGTCTGCGCTTACTCCAACTAAATTATTTATTGTAATAGGATCAGCATTTGAAGTCTTAACAGGAAAAGTACCAGGTATAACAATAGAGCCTGGACCAGGATATTGGCACTCCTCCCCTTTATATATCCATTGACAGGTATTTTTATAGAATTTACGCTTTGGTAACTGAAGCTTAAAATACTGCAACCAACTAGTTAATTCAAATTCTGCTTTAGTTTCATTTAATAGCTGTAACTGAGTAACCTTAAACACATCTTTTACATAAGCTTCTTCATCATACTCATCGTTAACAATATATAGATTTTCATTATTAGAAACATTAGCTAAAGGAGCAGACAGGAACAGTATTCTATCCTCTTGTATATCTTGAATCTGAACAGTGTTTGTTGAAAAAGTAGTAGTAACATTATCACCTGGTCTGTAAGGGGTCCCATTTATTACAGATACTACGTTACTTGATATATAATCAATTTTTGAGTGCTCAGGCCAATATTGTAAATGATTAGCAAAGGTAGACTTTATTTCTACTACTGCCCCAAGTAAGTCTCTACTATCTGCTTTTAAATTTTTCCAAGTTTCTCCCTTACTTATAGCTTCAGCATAAGTCCAAGGAACATTAGATTTTGCATAGGTAGAATCTACAACATCTTGATCATAGTGAACATTGTTAACTACAGTTCTAGGGTCAAGACCGTATACTAATTCTCCATTAACATATCCTTGAGCAGAATTAGAGGTCACGTTGCCTACTAGATAAGGATTCTCAACAAAGGCTGTAATAGCATTATCATAATTTGATATAGATAAAGTTATTCTATCAATAGTACCATCTGAGTTAGTGCTTATACCATCTACTTCTAACGGATAGGCAAAATAGCTTTCTCCTCCATAAGTCACATTGTAACTTAGATCAGAGAAGTAATCGCCTACAACTTCAGCTACTCTCCAAGGCATATCAGCAGGCCAAGTATACCCAGTTCCTTTTTGTCCGGGATTACCTGATTCTAAAGGAGGGTACCACTCTCCTGGATAATATACAGTAAAGAGTCTAACTAAAGGAGCCTGTAAAAAAGCATTTTTACTAGCAATAAAAGGACTATTAGTTATTGCGGAAATTGTAGCAGCAGTTGATTGTTGAACATTTCCAAGAGATAAGTTAGAAGCTACGAAGCTCAAAGACTCTGTATTACCCGTATCTCTTCTAACAGTAACCGTATTGGCTCCTGGTAAGGCAAAAGAATAAAATTGAATTTTATTATTATTTTGATGATATTGCCACTCAGAAGGATGACGATATTGATCTGACACATACACTGTAAGTTCAGCGTTAGCATTTGTAGAGGGTATAGTATCACCAGCTAAAGTAAAATAATCTTGAGTACTAGTAGAAGCAAAAGATTGAAATGAAGCAACATTAGCTATTAAATAATGATTACTTACAACAGATTCAGAAACCTGAAACTCTTGATAAACATTAGACATCTTAACTTTAATATTATTAGTAGAATTATTTACGTTAGCTATATAGCCAGATGCTCCAGAACTTAATCCAATAAGAACATTTCCATTTGTAAATGGAGAAGCGTCGTCTACTGATATAATATAATCATATAATCTAGAACTCATGTTATGAAAAGTCTTCCCTCATTTTAAGTGTCACTGTATAAAAATTCTGAGTTAATGCTAAACCAGAAGAAATTACTTGTTTTATGTCTAATGCACCATCAAATCTAACTCTTACTGTACCACTACTGTTAATATGTGTCAAGTCAAAAGTAAAAGTTTCATACTCTCCATTACGATCATTATAAAATGTTTCTATCGCCTCTCGTTCTACACCGCTTATGTTAGTATAAGTTAATTGATAGCTTCTTCTAGATCTTCTAGACATTAATCTTCGTCTTTCATATCCAGCTTGAGTTTCATACTTACTAACCATATATTCTCTACCAAGCTGGAACCCATTTGAAGGCTTTCTATCTCTCATATCAGTAAAACGACCTATAGAATCGACTGCTCCAATTAAAGTTCTAACTTCAAGAGTTGTGTTAGCATAATCAACTTCTCCATCATCTATAGCAGGAGCTATAGGCAGATCTATACCATTGTATCCAAGAGTAGCACTTGGATAAGTAAAACTATCTAGATTTTGTAGAATACCAGAAAGAGTGACAAAAATAGCATTAGCGCTATTTATATTCCCAAGAGCGGGAGTCGGAACTGAAAAAGCTGTAGCAACCCCATTTAATAAATAAGTATTAGAGTCTATAGTTGTTGACGCAGTATTAGAGTAGTGAGCATGATAAACTGCTGGATATGTACGAGTAGCCCTAAATCGTTGTGGTAAATCTATAGTACGTAATACAAGTTCTGTAGCACCAGGAGCAGCAATGAAACTAACTGAACCGTTATTATTAGATAAGTAATAAGATGAGACATCTTGAACTATACCATCAATAGTAGCTATCACCTCTCCTGCAAAAGAGACAGTAGAAGGTAAAGGAAACTCTACTGTAGCTCCTGTACTGGTATAAGTTGTTGTTCCTACTGTTGCAAACGCAGTTAAAGAAACTGTAGCATCATCTGGATAAGTTGCCATTTTTTATTTCCTTACTTATAGGTTAGACCTCATTGATTTTCTAATTGGTCCATTAGATTTTAGATCTTTTAATATTAGTTTTACTATCATAGCTTCTCCATCAAACTGTGTATCACCTTGTTCAGCTTCTTTCTCAGACCCAGAATTTTCAATCTGAACTTTTACAGGAGGTGCTTTACCAGAAGCATTCATACGCTCCATGCTTGATTTACCAATAGAATCAACTGCACTCTTCTTCATTACAAACTCACCGGGTTCTAGGAGAGCAGGCACTCTATCTTGATACATTACGTTGCCGCCACCTGCGAAGCGTTTAATTGCTCCATAATCAGATACTAAGCCGCCGGATTTGAATCCGTAAGCCAAATCAAATCCGCCGCCGAATGTGCCTGCTGCTGCTCCTGCTGCTGCGCCACCAGTAAATAAACTACCAATACCACCGACTATAGTTCCAAATAGTCCTCCGCTTCCTCCAGCGCCGCCTCCAAGACCTGTGAAAGAAAATAATTTTGAAACAAAACCTCCTAATCCAGAAGTGCCTTCGCCTAACTTTGAAGTAAAAGTGCCTAAAGAACCAGTAACAGTGCTTGTTGCATCTGATACTTTATAGTAATCATTTGCAAAATCATCTTCAAAACTAGCAATTGTGTCGTTTGTTTCTTTTAGACTATCTAAGGCTCCTTGTCCGCCTTTAAACATATCTATTAAGTCGCCTCCTGGTATAGCAGCGTCTCCAGGGAGACCCGCATTTTTAATAATTACATGGAAAGGATTTAAAAACGATCCGTCTGGAGCAGACACACTAAGGATATCTGAACCACCCCCTGTTCCTATATTTGCAGGATTGGTATAATAAGGGTCTGTTGCTGATCCGGTTAGTTCGCCGAGACTGATATCTTTAATAAATCCTCCGATAAAATCTTTTACAGGTTGTACTACAAACTCTTCCATAATAGCCTTTTGAGTATCTGCAAGAATCGTTCTCACCATATCTTTAAAGCCTTGTTTAAAGTTATCCATAGTCAGAGTTCCGTCATTAATAGCGTCTAACAGTTTATTCATACCATCGGCTAGATTATCGCCTATAATACCAGCAACTTTGTTAGCAACTTTAACTAGCTTGTCTCCTAAAATCTCATTAAGTTGTTCTTGTGCTGCAATGGCTTTTAGTTTTGCCTCTACTTCATTCTCTGCTGCTTTCAGGGTCTTATTAGAAGCGTCTATTTCAATATCTCTTTGTCTTTTAGCGTCTTTAATTCTTTCTTCTAGACCAGCTAACTCTGTTCGTTTTTGCATATCTACGATAGCTTCTCTATCTCCAAAAGCTTTCTTTTGCATATCTAAAATTTTCAATTCAGAGTCTATTGCGGCTACTCTCTTATCTCTTGCACCTTCAATTGCAGCTTTTTTATTATTAAATTCTTCATCTGCAATAAGCTTTTGTGTATCAGCAATAGTTTGTTGCGTGTCAAATAGCTCTTGGTTTTTGGCTTTTAGAGCATTAACTTGTGCTTCTAACCCTTTTAAATCAAGTTTTTTAACAAAATCCGCTTCTTGTGGGGCTGCAATACCTTTATCCTTACCAAAGACTTCAACCATTTTTACAGCATGTTGATATAAAGCTTTTCCTACAGCTTCTGAGTGTAAACCAAGTGCTTTAGCCTGAGTTAACATCACATCTAACTGTTTATCTGTAAGTTCTTTTTGTACTTTTTGAGAAGCAAGAGTTGCGGCAATTTGCTTTTCTCGAGACTCTCTGTCTAATTCAGCTTGACGAATTTGAGCAGTAGCATTTTGACCTACACTTGTTCTTTCTGCGTTTAAAGCTTTTATTCTATCAGCATTAATAGCTTTTTCATTTTGAAGCTTTTTTTCTTCTATTTCAAATCTTTTTTGAATTATACCTTTTTCTGTATTAAGTAGGGCTAACTGTTCTGTATATTTTTTATTAGCTAAAGCAATTTCTTCCGCAGTTTGTTGTTTTTGAATTTCAGCAAGCTTTATTGCCTCAGAAGCGTCAATACGAAGAGCCTCTAATTCAATAGCTTGTCTATCTCTATCTGAAAATAG